GGAACGGCAGGGGCCGATATCACCTTTACCGAGGCGATGACTCTGGATGCAAGTGGGAATTTAGGTATTGGGACTACAAGTCCATCGTCATATGGAAAGCTTGCTGTTGTTGGTAGTGGTGGAACTCATAGTGTAATTGCAAACACCGATACAGGTTCGCAGGGAGTAGTAAAAACATTTTTAGATTTTTGGGGAAAAAACACTGCCGCAGAAGTAAAAGTACAGGCAACATTAGCCTCCGCACCCGGTATTAATGCATCAAGTGGTGGGTGTATGATGTTATTTACCAACAATTCATCATCCAGTTCAACAGAAAGACTGCGTATTACTGAAGATGGTGCATTTGGCTTATCAGGTGCTAACTACGGCACAAGCGGTCAGGTGCTGACCTCTGGCGGTTCTGCGGCGGCTCCAACATGGACTTCGATTGCAGGTGGAGACGCAACTAAAAATATTGGTTATTTAAACATTCCACAAAACAGTCAATCGGCGGCTTACACATTAGTTTTGGATGACGCTGGAAAACACATACTACATCCATCAGGTGATGCCAATGCAAGGACATTCACGATCCCTGCAAATAGTTCTGTAGCTTATCCAATTGGTACTGCAATTACATTTATTAACATGACAAGTCAAGTAGTAACAATAGCGATTACTACCGATACCATGTATTTGTCTTCTGCTGGCACCACTGGCTCACGAAGTCTTGCACAATATGGTTCTGCAACTGCAATCAAGATTACTTCAACAAGCTGGATCATTTCAGGTAGTGGATTAACATGAGTGGTGCACTACAAGCTGTATTTCAAAACCAAAGAAGTTTTGGTGAACCAGCACCTACAGTTATAGGTCAAGCATTTGGTGGCGGCTATTACGCAGGTCAAATTGGAGTTAGTGGTGTTCCTACGCATTATTTGGTGGTTGGCCCAATGGCCTCTGCATATAATGCAACAGGTTTAAGATTTAAAACCAGCAATACCGACGACCCGGGTGCTTTATCACTTATTAATGGGCCAGCAAACAGTGCCTCAATAAATGACGCAGATCATCCTGCCGCCCAATTCTGTGAAGGTCTTACAATTGGTGGGTTTTCTGATTGGTATTTGCCAGCTATTAACGAACTAGAAATTTGTTATTTCAACCTAAAACCTTCAACAAACAGCAACTACACTGGCGGTGCAGAGCCAATGGGTTTTCCAAATGGCTCAAATTCTAACGCTGTGCCAAGCAGGGCAAGCGCATACACTAGCGGCAATCCAGCACAAACAGCTGCAACTATCTTTAAAACTGGAAATGCTGAAGCGTTTCCCTATTTAAATGGCGCAAATCCAGCTAGTTATTGGTCTAGTACGCAAGCAGCTAGCCCCCGTACTGGTTATGCCAGAGCTACAAATTTTGAAACTGGTTATCAGTACAACGCAACAAAAACTTCTACTGCTAGATTTGTCCGAGCAGTTCGCAGAGTAGCTGTGTAAATTTTTAAAAGGAGCAGCACAGTGTACATTTGCATAACCGAAGTTGATGAAGTAACTAAAATAGTCTGCACAGCCGAGCCCCAGCGCACAGGCCCATCAATGCCAGCTATCAAAGGCTGGGCTTATATTTGGCATGATAGCTCTACTTGGCCTGTAGAAGTTGCTCCTGATGGTACGTACCTGAGAGCACCAAGATACTACGGAACTTGCGATAGCGACGCCGACACAACTATTGCTGGTGTGTTGCAAGTTCTAACAGAAGAAGAATTTAACACCGCTAAAGCCGCTGAACATCTGGCTCGTAGACCTTATCCATCTTGGATTGGTTATCCAGACACAATGACATGGAGTGCGCCTGTACCTAGGCCCGTAGATGCAATTATGAACGGTGGTAATGTGCGCTATGAATGGAATGAGGCCACAGTCAACTGGATTGCACAGGCATGAAAGAATTTTTCTTTATTTCAGGTTTACCAAGGTCAGGATCAACTTTGCTCTCAGCAATTTTGAGCCAAAACCCTGAGTTTTACGCTGACATTACTTCTCCTGTACAAAGCTTGGTGGCATCAACTATTGGAGTTATCACGGGCAGTGAGAGTAACCACCTTATTGATGAAGAAAGACGCAAGCAGATACTTAAGGATGTAATTAATGCTTACTACAAAGCAGTTACTCCAAACACTGTGTTTGACACCAGCAGGGGCTGGACTTCTAAGACCTCACTCCTCAAAGATCTATACCCTCAGACTAAGATAATTTGCTGTGTGCGGGACTTGCCTTGGATACTGGACAGCTTTGAACGCATCTCAGCTAAGAACTCCTTGTATGGTGCGGCATTAACAGATGATGAAGCTAGGCAAACAGTTACAACAAGGTGCGATGCGCTGATGGATGTAAAAAAAGAAGGCCAAGTGGTCAAGCCATATTATTTCTTAGAAGAAGGCTTAATGTTAAATCCAGATATGATTATGCTGGTGGAGTATGAATCTCTTTGCAAAAAGCCTCAAAGCGTAATGCAGGAAATCTACGGGTTCATTAACAAACCTTATTACAATCATGACTTTAAGAATGTTGAGTATGAAAACGAAGTTTATGACAAAGCTTTGAATATGAAAAGTCTGCACACAGTACGTAAAGAAGTTACATGGCAAGAGCGCCCATCAATCCTGCCTAAATCAGTTTGGGACAAGTATGGAGGTAAAGAGTTTTGGCGAACGTCATCAGTAAGTACAGAGGTACCAAATTTTGCAATAAAACAACCTTATATTGTCAAGGTATAAAGAGCAATTAGCCTGAGTAAAATAGAACTATAATTGCATTTTATTCAGTATAAGTATATAATAACAATTGAACCTTTTATTTGGAGAAAATTATGGATATTGAATTGAAACTTACAGTTGAAGAAGTTAATTATGTCATTGGTGTATTGGGTGAATTGCCTAGTAAATCAGGTGCCTGGCCTTTGATTATTAAGATCAAAGAACAAGGGGAAAATCAAGTAGCTAAACCCGAACCCCCGTCTACAGACAGTAATAAACACTGATGTTATTAAAATCTTTACAAAGGGCCTCAGGGCCCTTTCCTTATAAATATACCATATAAATTAGGAAAGATACAATGTCTTCACCTTCATCCAGACAAAACCTTATAGATTATTGCCTTCGCTCACTAGGATTTCCCGTCCTCGAAATTAACGTGGATGAAGATCAGTTAGAAGACCGTGTTGACGAGGCTATACAGTTTTACAGAGACTTTCATTATGATGCGGTTGAATCTGTATACCTCAAAGAACAAATCACGGCTTCTTTAATTCAGATCACCGGGGTTAATGCTGCATCTTTTTCTCTTGGAGAAAAGATCACAGGTTCCACCTCTGGTGCTACTACATTCGTTCATGCAAACGTATCTGCTAATCGTGTAAATGTAAAGAACACTGCAGGTACGTTCACAGCTGGTGAGACAATTGTTGGTGCTTCTTCCGGTACCTCTGCTACCTTATCTTCTATTACACTTGGTAATTTTGATAACAAATACGTTACCTTAAATGATTCTGTATTGAGTGTGGTAAGAACGTTACCGCTATCGAGTAGATCTAACAGCATTAGTTTCTTTGATGCCAAATATCAGCTGATGCTTAATAACATTCAATCTTTGACTAATACTGATATTCAGTACTTTACGATGTTAAAGATGCATATAAATTTAATAAATGACTTGATGACAGGACAAAAGCCTGTTAGGTTTAATCGTCATATGAATAGATTGCATATCGATCTTACCTGGGGGGATGGGGGAGATCTGGCTATCGGGGATTATATTATCATTGAAGCTTATCGTATGCTTGACCCAGATACGTTTACCGATGTATATAACGATGGTTATCTAAAGAGATACACAACTGCTTTAATTAAGCGTCAATGGGGTATTAATCTTAAGAAGTTTGAAGGTGTTCAATTACCAGGTGGGGTAACGTTGAATGGTCAAAAGATCTTTGACGAGGCTATGGAAGAGATAAAAGAGTTAAAGGATGAAGTTAGATCTACCTATGAACTCCCTGTTGACTTCTTTACAGGCTGATAATGTTTTTAGCTTATCTCATCAGCCCACCTATGGATTATACCATCAAGGCAACAACTAATCCACGTGGATATACCGAATAATGGCAACGAACTTTTATTTTCAATCTGGTATACCTGGAGGCCGATCTTCAGAGCAATTGCTCATGGAAGACATTATAATAGAGTGCCTTAAAATATACGGATTTGATACTTATTATATTCCTAGACAGGCTGTTAGCGAGGATATGATTTTGGGAGAAGATGTACTTAATAAGTACGCATCAGCATACCCATTAGAGATGTATATGCAAAACGTTACCGGGTTTGAGGGTGACGGAGACCTTATGACTAAGTTCGGTGTAGAGATTAGAGATACCGCTACTTTCGTTGTTGC